ATATTTTTATTATTTTTAGATTAAAGCCCTGGGCAGATCAGCCCTGTATGTTATTGTTATAGATTTTCTAAACCAATTGTCAAACATTGTCCCTGAATTAACCCCGGTGTTCAAGACTAAAGCGGAACTAGTTCCAAAGGTCAAAGGTTTTCCCGCCGGGAACTGTTGCCTAAAAGCATCAATCCAAACATCCATGGCACCATCGCCGGAGTCCTGAGTAGTGTTTAGGTCAATTTGTACATACCCGGTTAGCCTATCATCTCCCCCCTGCCCAAGCGTGACAACAAATGGTTCTGTAGAAACAAATGTAAAGCCAGCCCACTGAGGCGAACCACTTGGGTCAAAGTCGCGGTTTTCCCATTTGATTTTATCACCAAACCCCAAACCATCTAAAGTGCTTTTTACCTCAGTTACAAAGGCTTTTCTGATATTTGATATGCTCATTACTTAAGTATTAAATATTAAGAAGTCCTAGCTTTCAACAACTGTGTTATCCTTGTGAAATTTTTCACAACCATCCCACCGGGGGCTTTTATCTTAGAGTGGCCAAGATACTCAATTTTGTAAGCATATGGGAGACTGTTTGTCATATACACCTCGACATCTTTACCAAGAGGTAGTGAAGATACCAATTTCCCAATATTATACGTGGCTTTGTTCCCGCCTGGGTCCATTACATCTAAAACGCCAAACCTAGGTGCCATTGAAGATACCAGCCAATTACCCCTTAGATAACCATCTAAAACTGGTGTGTCTTTTATGATGGCCGAAAACAATTCCAAAATCACTCCCGATAGTAAATCATGAATCTCCTTGGTGGACTTAGTACACCACTTACTCATCTGTACATCAAATTTTTGCATTACACACCCTGGAGATCCTCGTAGAAAGTTTCATTAACAAAAACTCGAAGTCTGTTTTCTTGGAAAGATAATTCTGACAAGAAGCCAATGTCCGTTCCCGCTTCCGGATCTTTACCTGACAGTCTGCATCCAACTGTAAAAATTATGTTGGAACTTGCGACCGGTCTAAATGGCATGACTCCAGTGTTGATATCCTCGGTGCCCACATCCCAAAGCTTACCATCGTAGAATATCTGGTCGCCAATCTTTGGGTCAAAATCCTGGCCGATCCCGGAAACAATGAACACCTTGGTCTTACCCAAGACCAAACCTGCCATAAACGCCTCATCAAAGAACTTCATACCACTCTCAACAGATGGTAGACATACTCCGGTCCGATAAGACTTTATATACTCAAGTTGCTCTACGCCAGATACTGGGTCATAGCTTTCCTGTATGTAACTACGAAACTCTATCTGCTCCCCGTAGTTTGCCAGTAGCCTTTCGGCCGTGGCTTGCATGGTACTGTATTCAAAGGCCATACTATCCCCTTACTACCTCCATAAAGGAACCACTGGCAGATTTTAAGAGGGGTGAAAGTAGATCAAGAACCTTGTAAAAAGTTGGGGTGTTTGAGCCACTGCCTGTTTCGGAATACTGTGTGCTGATTGGCCCAACCTTTTCCATTAGGACTTCGCGCCCGGAACCATTTGGTCGTAAGGCTACTCCCGCCGATGACTCAATGCCGAGTTCGATCTGAGCCTCTTTAAGCTGGCTTGGTATGTCTGTCTTTAGGATTAGGGTGCCGAACACGTTAACCGGGTACCTTGGGTACGGCAGACGCTGTGTTGTGGTCGCTCTCGAACCCTTCAGGTTCTTTTCATAACGGAACATATAGTCACCCGCTTTAATGAGTGCCTTCTCAACGTCAACATCAGCCGCTGGCAATGTAATTCCTCTGTCAGTTGCGTAGGCTCGTGCCTCCGCAACAGTAACAAAGGAATTAGCATTCGCTAGACCAGTACCATCTTCAACTATAATAGCCATACCAAGAAGGAAACATAGTAAGGCTGGGATGGCAAGCAATTAAGATTGCTCTAACAACCCTTCCCCTAAAAGCGTTTTAAGGGTCTTAACTGAGTTGTTATTTTTAAAAGCTACCCCTTTTTCTGTTAAAAGTTTTTTTAATTCTTCCGCTTCAGTTAGCTTCTCAGGCTCAGGCTCCGTCTGAAGATCAATAATTGGAAAACCCTGGTATTGCTTTGGTACCTCACCGCAAACGGCATCGCATTTTTCTAAGGATTCATTTTCACCTATAAGGGCGGCATTCCTAAAGGAAGCACCAAGTTCCATTGCTTGTTTGATCTGCTGACCGCTTGGAGCGGGGCCGCTGATAAAGTATAGTATTTTTTTGGTTATTTTTTTCATAGTTGATTTTGTATTTGGGTAAAGAAAAGCCCCACCAATTAATAACTGGTGGGGCTCGTGTCTTTCAAGACTTTATTTACTGGATACTACAGAGACTGCAACATGACACCTGCTGTGTCCTTGATATCTGTTGCGGTCTTGTCCCAGTTAGTTGCTGTACCGATAGCAGCGTTGTTAGGAGACTTACCACCGTTTGCTTGGTCCCACTCGAAACCCTTGATTCCGAGGTTGTAAGACCACTCAGCTTGGTAAGTACGAAGGAGATTTTCATCACCATTGATAACTTGTACGTTATCGGTGAAATCACCATTCATCTCGACGTTTACTGCACCACGTACGAGACCCATTGTCAGGTACTCATCTTCTACGCCAGCGGCTGAAACAACCAAGCTTGGGCTGTCTGTTACCACGAACGGACGGCCAGATGCATCTTGCATGATGGTAACATTCTCGAATGTGAACAAACGAGAGGAGTTAGCAAGGCCAGCTTGCTCAAGATCGTGGAAGACCTTACTGTGCATCACCCAACCACCGAGAGCTTGCGAGCGATCTCCGAAGAGTGCTGTTGCTTTCGACAGGTTAGACAACGAGGCAACAGCAGCACTGCCATCATAGACAACACTAGCTCCAACACCTTGCATAGCGGCAGCAGCACCGGAGATTGCTGTATTAAGCAAGTCCTGTGTCTGTGCAACACCGAGTTGGCGGCCAAGAATAACACCAGCTTCTTCTGGGCTCTTCTGCATCCAAGTCCACCAGCTTGGTGGGTGGTTGATTGGGGGAGTACCAGCACCGACCTTGACAGAGCTCTCATTGAGCTGTGCAATGTCGGAAGCAGTAACTGCACCCGAACCATATTGATTACGGCGGCGAACTAGGTCACCAATAGCGGTATAAAAGGCTTCTACATTGTAGTCGCCTTGGTTAGCTCCAGCGGAGAGGGTAACTGTGCCATTAGAAGCGGCGTTGAACTTGTCAACGGCTTGAGCAACAACCTCTGTGCGGGATGTGTTAAGATATTCATTGAATACTTGTAGAGACATAATAATTTACGGTTTGTTTGTTAAGTAGAACAACTCCAACTTACTTGGCTCTTTGGCTGATTGCCTTCACCAAGTCTTTTGGACTTGCAGTTAGAACGTCGATTTCCTTCCCAGCACCGCTGAAATTTCCTCCTCTTTCGCTCTTTTCAGCACCGCTGCCAGAACCCAAGGATGCTTTGATAATAGGAGAAAACTCTTTATTATCAAGAAATTCTTTCTTTAAATCTTCAACAGACTTAATAGAGGGTGTGCCGTCCAATTCTTTTGTACGGATTACCGGCTGTCCATTTACTTCCTCAACCGCCAGTCGGTCGGAGAAAAGACGGCGAATGGCTGAGGGAACGATGAAATGCTCTTGGGCAAATTTCTCCGATTCAAGCTCGACCATAGTCTTATATGATTCCTGCTTACTGAGATTTTCTTTTTCTTGATACTCAGCGCGGATCTTATCTAACTCGCTGATGTGTTGATTCCGAATCAACTCAATCTCATCTTTACCACCCTTGGACTTCTCAATATCCTTCAGAAGTTTAACCTCACGAGCCTCAGCCTCCTGGAGTCTACTTTCGGCATTTTTACGATGCGTCTCAGCAATATCTTTTTTCTCTTTTGAAACAAAGTGGTCCTCTAGTCCTTCGACTTGGAGAACAAATGAATCATTTTGCTCCGAATAAAGACCCTTGTTTGATTCCTCTAGGGCCGAATGTTCTTCCGATGTTAGTTTGTATTTCATAAGTTTTGATCTTTTCAGGGATTACAAATCCCGGTTCGAAACAAAAGTGTACAAAAACTGGTTTCTATGCAAGAAATTAAATTCCTGCTCTTTTAAATGCCTTTGGATCTTTCAAACGCATCTCATCAAGGGTCAAAGGCTGGAAAGTTCTGCCTAAGTTTAATTCGGAAAACTTCTCAGCAGTTAACCCACAATCCCGGAAAAGACGAGCCCTTGTCGGCCCAAGTACTTCATTTTGAAAAGAAGCAGATTGGTCCTTCAACCAGGAGTAATAAGTTTTCTTTGCGCTGACAGGTCCAAACTCAGCCGACCGGGTGGCACCTTCTTTAAGGAAATCAAACTCACTTCCAAGTACCGCCACCGTTGTTGATCTACAATTCAAGTGGATCGGCGGTACCGGTCCCTTGCCTAATTCAAATTTTGAACCATCCAGGCTTCGACAGGTTGTGGTCGTTCTACTGTCCAATGTTGAAAGCCATTCATAGGCTTCAACCACAGAACTGTTGGCCTCCCAAAGGGCCATCCTACCCGCGCTCGCGGCATGCTGTACGGAGGTTGATACCAAGGTCTTAGCATTCCTGCGGGATATCTCCAAAATCCCATTCTTGAAGTTAGACGCTTTGGTGCCCACCACCTCCCTTATTGTCTGCTGGCTCGTCCTGCCTTCCTGGAAAGCCCTACGAATTGTATTTACTACCCTCTTGGTCTCCGTGGCAGCAAAGGAACTAATAAAGTCCTCAAGTAATATTCCAGAGTGGCCCATGGCCATAACTTTGGCTTTTGCAAATGCTTGCTTTGCCGTTATGGTCTTTAGTTTTAAATCCCCCGTTACAGAGTCTATTAAATCCTTTGCCTCAATCCCGGCATACAATGCTGATATAGTTTGAAGCTCAGAATTAAGATCCGAGTTGGCAACTTTAAACTCTTTCGAAATAGACTTATCAAGTTTCGAAAGCAGCTTCTTAGATTGTGCAACACTTGCCTCACTTAAATCATAACTGAGACTATTCAAAGTGGACCTTACCAAAGTTGCTTCCTTGGCAAAGACACTATTAAATTTAAGCGCAAACCCAGCCTTAAGCCTCTCGAGAGTGACTTGGGCCAGTATTGCTGCTTCCTCTAAAGGTTTTCGGTCTTCCTTTTTTGGCATTAGATCAAGTTAGCATCAATTGTTTCTACCTTGGTCCTTGCAGCCTCATTATCCTCGGTTACAACACCAGTTATTCGAAGAGTCTCTCTAGCCTCATCCCATGTGATTAGGCCACCCTGCCATTCGGCGACCAACTGCTGGCGATCCTGGGCTGTCATGCTGGTTACCGTGTAATCAGTATTCAATGAGAAGTTTATCTCATCGATACTTGTTTCACTTATAAACATTCCCATGTGCATAAGTACTTTCCGGTAGGCCGCTGAAACATTGTTTGCAGTGCTTGTCAGAATAGAAGATTCCGAAGCAGCTTCCATCAGAACCTCGGTAGCTGTGACCTTAGAGAAGTTGGGCTCAATCAGTTTAGCACCGACCGCCTTCATTTGTTGCTCCTTGTGCTCCATGCCCTCTTTTGGCATCACATTAGGGTGTGGCTGCAACATCTCAGCACGGCCATCCTTTGGTAGAGTGATCGCCGACCGGGAACCAAGGATTACCTTGCCATTGATGTTTTTGTCCGCCCAATCCTGAGTCAGACCAGAGATGACCAGGGTCGGTTGCCCAACCAAGAATAAACTCTCCTCATAATCAGCACTGTTGCGATAGTGCGCGATGTTCATGTTGGCCAAGTCCAGCATCGGTGCTTTGTCAATCACCGGCTCATTGTTTGTACTGCCCATGAACTCGAAAGGGATCCGCTGCAACGGCGAACCGCTGTAGTCGGTCATTATCGAAGGGCCTTCCTCAATATAGAAGTCATCAGTCGTTTCAAAGTCTTCGCCAGGGGCTCTCCAAAGGGTTACCTCAACTTGGTAGCCATTCTCACCGTCGATCAACCGGAACACGCGCCAGCGGTACTCTTTATCAAACTCGAAGCCATCATCCTCAACAATCTTCTCCTCTTCGATCACCAACAAAGAAAGAAGCGACTCGCCACCGACCGTCTGCATACGCCAGTTGATTATGTCCTCCGGATCAATGTTTAGGATCCTTGGGCGGATCAAATTACTTTCAATTTGAGCAAGTGACACAAACCCCTGGTTATTTGGGAAGTCTGCTAGTAGGCCACCGTGGCCTTTTGCCAAAACTGTCTGAAGTGCTAGTTTTGATTGCTGCTCGAGGCTTGTCCCGGCACCATCGATGTTGTCCACGTAGCGATCAATATTCTCAGGTAGCTCAATGGCTTGGTCCTTAGAGAATACCTGCCCAACAAGCCCGTCCAAAGTACGAGCTGTCACATTATAGAACATCGCCCTTTTCAGGTACGAGGCATAACGCGATAGCATTTGGTCCGTATCGGACTCAGCCACCGGCATTGGTAGGTAGTCCTGTGTTTTTGATTTAATTTGCTGTTCACCAGCTACACAGTCATCAATCAGTTGCCAGATCTTCCTGGCCTGGACAACTTCTTCGCGTACGTAATTTACATTTGGCATGTGGGAAAATTGGTAATTTTATAATCTAAATATAGGCAAACCTCTTGCCGTTATACCGGCATTCGAATATTTACATACTTTGCCCATTGCGGCCTCGCGTCAAGAACCATATATCGCGCCTCATCGTAAACGTGGTCCTCTGCATCGGTGTCAACATCGTCCAGCTTTTTGTCATCCCTTGGCAAGCTTGGGATTGTATTTATGAACGCATCACAATTGTTCATAATGTAAAGCCCGGCACCCTCGCGGTCTGTCGATCTTTCCATCATATCCCGCATTATCTGAAAACCATTTGCTCTTGATCCAGCCTTCTTGTCAGACCTGGTCCATTCAACTCCCTCATTCTCCATCATCGAAGCAATCGAACCCGACTCGTCTTCACTGACATTGTAAATCTGATTATCCGCTGGTCCCGGCTCAGGTTTAGTTCTTATCCACCCCAGCATGGTCAACTCTTCCTCGACCTCTAAAACCTCCTGCGCTAATCTCCGTGCTGAAAGCTTACGGCCTTTGTTGTGGCCAAACTGCTCACCGTTCACCACATCCGCGCCATAAAGCTCCGCAATTCTGATAAGTGAATCCTTTGGGAAACATACTGTCCTATCCTCGGATATAGCAACCTCCTCACCATTAGATATCGCCCACCAGCCGACAGAGAACGGGTGACTCGAGCCCCAGTCCATCGAACGGCATATTCTCCACGAACCTGGCACCTGAAACCTCGGCACAATGTGCAAATCGCTGTTCCAAACATCATCGAACGCACCACCAGCGGTGATATCCCAGTCGCCCTCCAGCCAAGCTCGTTTACGAT